GCCCCCGAGGGGGCGCTTCTTCATGCCGTGAGGCATCACTGAGAGCAGTGTGAGACCCGCGAGGGCGACACCTGCAAGCAGGGTTCTGGCGCAAGCCAGGATTCAACACGCAACGAGGACCAAAATGCCCATTAAAACCGAGTACCTACCTCAGAGATGGCCAGCAGGTTATGACGTCCGCAAGGACGGCACGATCTGCAAAACCTACAATGAGCAGGTAGACCCGGTGGGTATCAGGTACGAGCGCGTTTATAACGACGTGCAAAAACGTCCGAAGCCAGGAGCTTTGTTAGAGAACCTGACATCGCTGCCGAAGCAGAAGACGAGTGTTGTGTGGAAGGGCTGCTATAAGTTCGTCAGTTCCGGCACCACACGCGGGCGCTGCGTTCCCAACGTAGGGAACGAGTACGTCTACGTGCACCGGTATTACCCGTTCCCCGGGCCAGTGGCCGAGGTATGGGTTGAGGAGCCCGATTGGGTCCTCCCTCTGCGTTTGAAGATGCAGAGCGATAAGGTGAACTTAGCAGATACTTTGGGTGAATGGCGCGAAGCCATGCGGTTAATGGGTGATACCCGGAGCTTCTTTGTCCGGGCCGCTCGTGAGACCGCCAAGATCTTCCGTTCGAGACGGAAGGTGCGGCAAGCCACCAAAGCCTTCAAGCGCCTATTCAAACGGCGCCCACAGGACCGGTGGGAACTAGGGGATTATGTGCAGATGGACCTCCTGATTAAGTTCGGGATCAGACCTACTGTGCAGACCCTCGAAGACATTGCCGACGCCCTAGATCGGATAGCAGTGATTCGTCGGCGGTACCAAGTCACGCTGCGCAAGCGGTATGACGCGGAATTACCGGCGGAACCTGGCTACTCCGGGGCCTTGATCACCCACGCGAGGCGCTCAGCTCGCGCAATAGCCTACGTGACCTTCGACGTGAATAACCCGGCCATAACGGCGGGTAACATCGCTGAGTCATTGTGGGCTGGAACCCGCCTATCATTCGTGGTAGACTGGTTCTGGAACTTCGGGAGCTATTTGACCGGCTTCAATGCAATGGACGGAGTAACATCCTTCCGAGGCACCGTCGGTCATAGAATAGTAGCAACCAGAAGTGATTCCCGCACGGCCTATGTGTCAGGCGGGACTCGGACGACCTTCAGGCCGGCCAAGAGTACGTTCAAGTCGTACGAGCGCACGGTCATGCTGTCACTGCCTGCGGCTAGCTTACCAAAGCTTACGCCGTTATCGGAGGCGGCCGAATGGTCGAAGTGGATCAGCCTTCGGGAGATCCTTTACTCAATGCGGCAATCCCGCCGCGCCTAACCAGGTGAAAGATCCTATGCCAGCAACTGCTAACATCGTGATTGCGGACAACGTTCCCTCCAATCACACCCTTGTCCCGCAAACCGCGACGATGGGCCTTTCCTCGTGGATCGGTACCGATGCGTCAACGTTTGACGGGAACTTGCGTCTCGCGCTCACCATGTCGCCCCCGAGCAAGGCCCGGGCGACTACTCGGATCAAGGAGTCGTTCATTGTCCCCTTCGAAAGGGACGTGGACGGCGTGATCCTCGTGCAAGACACGGTCTCCTTCTACACGGACGCGGTCATCCCAAAGACCGTTTCTGCGGCTGAGGCCCTCAAGGCCTATACGCTGTGGAAGAACCTCCAGGCTAACGCCTTCATTCAGGCCTACCTCGCTTCGCGCGAGCCGGCGTACTGAGTGGACTCGCTCGGTGAGAACCGTGCGAGTGGTTGTGTTTGTTCTCTTGTTGGCCCTCATTGTATGGGGTCACAATCCATCGGTTGAAACCGTGGAGGAAGTGAACCAATGTCTGACGATGCTACTACCGGGCATGAGCCCGATGGAAGCGCCGAATGGAAATTCGAGCGTGATTTCGCCCGAAGACTGTTCCGGGCACTAGGGACCCCGGCGGCCGTACGAGCAGACCTTCTCCTCGCGGAGGGGGACGTCGTGCAGCTGCTGGAAACTGAGATCGATGCAGGATGTTACCAAGAACCAAGGCGCTTTGCCGAGGATTACCAGGTCGTGTCTCTGCTTAAATCCAGCCCCAATGTGCCCGGTTTACCGCTCGATGTGCGGCAGTCAGCGGCTCGTGAGAAGTTACTCTCTTGCGAGGCACGTAACGCCGAAACGAACGGACGTTTAGCCCAGAACCTTCCCGACTGGTTTGGGGAGTTTTCCTCCTATGTGTTGCAGATTTTGGGTCCCCTTGGGGATTCGGAGTTGAATCGCATAGCGGAGCGGGCGACGTTCGGTCCCGGCGCTAACGTGGGGGTGCGAACAGAGGGCTTAGTCCCGTCAATAAAGTATGAGACAGCCCCAGTGTGTACACCTGGTCTACTAAACCTCCTGCCGGGCTTATTGCCGGCGATGGTGGCGCAGTACCATGCGGAACAGGGATCTGAACCCCGTGTGGTTCCAGGAAATGCGCACTTTACGGTACCGAAGAAATGGAACATCGAGCGCTGTGCTGCGAAGGAACCCCTGTACAACTCTCGCTTACAAAGCGGGATTGGGGAACTGATGCAGAAGAGGCTCTCCATCTTCGGTGTTGATCTCCGAGATCAGCGATTGAACCAGCATCTGGCCGAGATGGCCTACGCATGGGGGGGCGCAACCGTGGACTTGTCCTCGGCGAGCGACCTCATGGCGTATATGTTGGTGTGTCAGGCCCTCACCTTCAATGGTGATGTCAATGGCCTGCGCTGGTTTAGGCTTCTCTGTGCAGCTCGGTCCCCGGTGATGAAGATTGCCGGGCGACGTCACGTGTTGGAGATGTTTTCGAGTATGGGAAACGGATTTACATTCCCGCTCGAGACGATTATCTTCCTCGCGATGATAAAGACAGTTGTGCCACGAGATGAGCAATGCTTGTGTACGGTGTACGGGGATGATATGATCTTACCCGCGACCTATGCAGCAGCGCTAATCGACCGCCTGGAATATGTCGGTTTCCAGGTGAACCGTTCGAAGACGTGCTTGGCAGGCGCGTTCTTCGAGAGTTGCGGAACGGATTGGTTTCAAGGCCAAAACGTCCGCCCCTTCTACCTCCGAAAAGACCCAGAGAACCCCGCACCGTACCCTCTGCACATGGCTAACGCCCTGCGCGAGTGGTGCCTAAGGGTTTACGGCGAGATCCCCCCCAAGCTCCTGCCGGTATGGCAGTGGTGCAAGGGCCTCGTACCTGCAGCCTTCCGGAACCCCGTGCCATCTTGGATGGGGGACTGTGGACTGCATCTGGACCTGGAGGCCGCCCTCAAGGGCGGAGTCGTGCACGCGGAGTCGCTCCCCAGGGAGGACCCCCGCTGCACGTGGGAAGGCTACGTCATACGCACCGCCTTTATACCCGCGGCGCTCACAGAGCGTCGTAGGTGGGGTGTTTTAATGGCAGCCTTGGCTCGAAGCCGCACGACCGAACTTGTCCCAACGTTGGGGCAAGAGGCCCTCAGGGGCCTATACGGACGTGTGCGCACCGGCACCTCCGTGGTGGTTTGGGAACCACCACGTTTTAAGCAGTG